GGAGATATATTAAAAAAGACACAATTTGGATTGGATAATTTACCTGGAGGAATTGAGATTGGGAATAAGTTTTTTCCTTCACCTTTCTCTAAACAATACGGGGGAAGTTGGTATTCTGGTAAAGAAGTTATTGCAGAGTATAAAAAGAAACTTGGTGGTACCTGGAAGGTTATGGGTAGTAAATCTAAGATTAAGCATCGTACATTTAAAGACAATCCTTTTGCTGCCAATGGTACTCGTCCCGCTGTAATGGTGATGGAAGAGATTGGTATGTTTAATAATCTTAAAGCCTCACATGAAGCCTCTGTAGAATGTATGAAAAACGGGGCTTATAAATTTGGAAGCTGTATGTATCTAGGTACAGGGGGTGATATGGAAGGTGGAGGTACTATAGATGCTAGAGATATGTTCTATAATCCTGATGTATATGACATGGTATCATTTACCGACGAGTGGGAGGACAAGGGTAAAATATCGTATTTTGTACCTGCGTATAGAGGACTGAATCAGTTTAAAGATGAAAATGGAAATACACTTGAAGCTCCTGCTAAAGAATATTTAGATGGGTTTAGGGAGAAATTAAAGAAAAGTAAAAATTCTAGAAGTGCTTTAGATGCAGAACTTCAGAATAGACCACTTGTTCCCTCTGAAGTATTCCTTACACGTACAGGTAACTTATTCCCTGTAGCAGATTTACTTACAAGATTAGCAGAGCTAGAAGCCACTAATAAAGAAAGAAACCACGATTATGTAGGAGATCTTTATGTAGATTCCACTAGTAATAAAATAAAATGGAAACCAAACGCTAAGTTATCTCCAATTGTAGATTATCCTCTTAGAGGTAGCGATGATTTAGCAGGGTGTGTAGTAATATACGAAATGCCCTACGAAGATTCAGACGGAAATATTCCATATGGCATGTATCTTGCAGGCACTGATCCTTATGACCATGACGACTCTACCACCTCTTCATTAGGTTCCACTCTTATTTTAAATAAGCTTACAAATAGAGTTGTAGCAGAATATACTGGTAGACCAGAAACTGCTAATCAATACTATGAAAAGGTAAGACGATTATTACATTTCTATAACGCTAAGTGTTTATACGAGAATGAGCGTAAAGGTATGTACCAGTATTTGGAGTTTAAAAATCAAACTCATCTTCTCTTGGATCAACCTGAGATCATAAAAGATGTTGTTCAAAATAGTAGAGTAAACAGAGGTAAGGGGATGCATATGTCTAAACCTTTAAAAGACTATGGAGAAGAACTTATTAAGATGTGGTTACTGGAAGAGTATGAAGCTGAAGACGGGTTGTTAAATCTCCACAAGATTAGAAGTATCCCTTTACTTAAAGAGCTCATAGCTTATAATGATATAGGAAACTTTGATAGGGTTATGGCATTTATGATGGTTGTATACCATTTACAGGAGGTGAGAAAGATGAAAGTAGAGAAAGAAAAGAAGATCACTACTATATACGATCAAGGGTTTTGGAATAAATCTTTATTCTCTAGAAAGAAAAAACCGTTTTAGCTATAAACGCCAAAACTTAAAATATAATTTAATACATTATTATTTGGACAGAATAATTAAATGTTTATTTTTGTTCTTTAATTCGCGAATTTTAAAAAAACATAAATATGGCAACAGTAAATGTAACGCTGTCTCTTTCTAGTACTGACTTGTTTGCAAAGCAAACATTAAGCTTTACAGAGACAGATTCACTTTCTCCTGCAGGAGACACTCAAGTGATGGGACGAATAATATTATCAGGAGCAGGTACAACAGACGCTTTAACTTTAGGTACAGGAACAGCTATCCGTCCTTTAGCGGGTACTGATGACAGAGCTTATTTATTTTTACACAACCTAAGTGTAACTACTGGTGAATATGTAAAAGTAAGATTAAGAGCTGCAGCAGCTACTGCGGGAACTACAGGAGACTGGTTTGCAGTTTTAGGGCCTGGAGAATTTGCATTCATACCTACATCGGATATGCAAAGTGTAGATCTTGACCCTGCAGCAGGAAACCCTGTTGTAGAGTTTGTTTTGATGGAAAAAGCACTAGGATAATATTTAATATATAAAGACATGGCAAACGCAACTTTAAAGGCAACTTTTAGTATAAGTAGTACAGATTTATTTGATACTGTTAATTTATCAAAAACTGTAACAGATTCATTAACTATAGATGGAGATAACCGTCAAGGTTTAACCACTGTTAAAACATCTACATCATATTTAGATATGACTGTGGAAGCTATTGCAGGATCAACTCAAGGTGGTAAAAAAGCATACATATATGCTAAAAATATAGACGCAACAGATGATTTAATTTTTGCAGATGATGGAGATCAGATTTTTGCAAGACTTTCTCCAGGAGAGTTTTTATTCTACCCTTCTGCAGATAACACTAAGGTACAAGTAAAATCGTCAGCAAACACTCCTCTTTGTGAGTACTTGCTATTAGAAGTAGACTAAAACTAATTTATGGCCAATATAGATTTTCCTAGGCAAAAACTGAGTCGAAGAAATAAGACTCAGAAGTGGGGGGAAGAATGTATAGAATCTGCATTAGGCTTAATTGGATTATACGATCACACAAGACGTAGTTCTCGTTTCAAGAAGAAACGGAACTATGATTTGTATAATGGTAAATTCGATAAGAAGGATCTAGAATATGTTACAGATCCTTTAGGCTTAGACGGAGTGGCAGAGATGCCTGCGACTTTACAGTATTACGATATTGTTTCTCCTATTTTCAATCTCCTTTTCGGTGAAGAGGCTAAACGTAAGTTTAGTTATGTAGTGCGTGCTGTAAATGAGGACGCAATTACAGGTAAAGAGGTGGAAATGAAAAATGCTGTAGTTGAAATGTTCACAGGACTAATCAACCAGCATAGAGAGGCTATGCAAGCTCAGATGCCTGACGCAAAGTCTCAACAAGAGCANCAACAAATGGCTCAACAAATCGAGCAAAGTATTCCAGATAATCTAAAAAGATTACAAAANTACTTTACCTACGATTTCCAAGATATGAATGAGTCCACGGCTCATAAACTTCTCACCTTCTTAGAAAAAGATTTAAACCTTACTAGCATGTTCCGTGTTGGATGGGAGGATGCTTTACTTGCAGGAGAGGAGATTTACAAAATAGAACAAGTAGCTCAAGAGCCTACAGCAAAAAGAGTGAACCCTCTAGAGTTCTATTGTCTTCTTCCTCACAACTCAGACTTAGTAGATAATGCTGATATTATTGTTGAGGATACCTGGATGTCAGTCAATACAGTTATAGATAACTACTATGAAGATCTCACCCCTAAACAAATAGATGATTTAGAGAAAGAGCAAGGTAATAGAGGTTCTATAGAAAGTAATAGTTTATTAAACTATCCTGAGCAAAAAAAATTATTCATTGAGAATAGAGAAGGAGAAGAGGCAGAGGATATATTTAATCACTACGATCAAGATGGTAACATTCGTGTCACTAAAGTTACTTGGAAGTCTATGCGTAAAATCGGTAGACTTTCTTATTTTGATGAGCAAGGAATGCCTCAAGAGACTATCGTTACTGAGAAATATAAAATAGACGAAGCTAAAGGAGAGTCTATCGAATGGATGTGGATCAGTGAGTACTGGGAAGGTACAAAATTAGGAGAAAATATTTATTTGAATATTCGTCCTAAAAAACAACAGTTCCGTAGAATGGATAATCTTTCTGTTTGTAAGTCAGGTTATGTAGGAACTATATATAATGCAAATAACTCTCAATCTGTATCTCTTATGGATCGCTTAGTTCCATGGATATATTTATATATCACACTTTGGTATAGATTAGAGCTAGCAATTTCTGCCAATCAAGGTAAGATTGCTCTTATTGATTTATCACTAATTCCTGATGGATGGGAAGTAGAAAAGTGGATGTACTATGCTCAGTCAATGAAGTTCGGATTTGTGGACTCATTTAATGAAGGTAAAAAAGGACAATCCACTGGAAAACTTGCTGGTAATATATCTACACAAAATAAAGTGTTGGATATGGAAACTGGTAATTTTATTCAATCGCACGTACAATTATTAGACTTTGTAGAAGAGAAAGTGCAGTCACTATCTGGAGTTACTAGACAACGTTTAGGAAGTATCACTTCTTCTGAACTTGTAGGTACTACAGAAAGAGCAGTGCAGCAATCTTCACACATTACAGAGAAATGGTACGATATTCATAATCAAACTAAAGTACGCGTACTACAAACTTTATTAGATGTTGCTAAAGATGTATATTCTGGAAAAACTAAGAAATTCCAATATGTTACAGATGATTTAGCAACTATGACGTTTAACTTAATGGGAGATCAATTTGGATATTCAGAATATGGAATATTCGTTTCTAATGCTACACAAGACTTACAAGCGTTAGAAGCTTTAAAATCTCTTACACAAGCAGCCTTACAAAATGATAAAATGTCTATCTCAGATGTTATTAGCGTTTACAACTCAAGTTCAATCGCTGATATTAAAAATAAAATTAAAGCTTCAGAGCTTGAAGCCCAACAAAGAGAACAGCAAATGCAACAACAGCAAACGCAACTGCAACAACAACAAATGCAAATGCAGCAGCAAGCGGAGCAACAAAAAATGCAGTTCGAGCTCGAAAAAGAAAACCGAGAAGATGCTCGGAATACTGAAGATAACCGCACGAAACTAGAGATAGCTCAAATGAATCTATCAGGTAAGATGCAAGACTCTATGGTAGATACAGATGACAATGATAATGGTATAAGAGATACTATAGATATGGCAAAGCTAGATATAGAGCGAGCCAAACTAGACGAAACTAAACGTAAGAATAAAGCAGACGAATCTATAAAGAAAGAACAATTAAGAAAAAAGCCAACTTCTAAATAAGTATATAATCTTAGAAATTATATTTTAGCTATAGAAGGGCTAGTTTAATTGATTCAGACTGTGTTTTAAGTTTGCAAGTAAGGATTAAGTTTTTATTTTTGTTGATTGATAACTAAATTTTAATTATGGCAATAGGCGATGATGCATTAGAAGGATTGGATTTAAGCGTGTTAGAAAACATCACGGTTAATCCAGAGGAGAAGGATGCCAAGAATGACGAAACAAAGACCGAAGCAGAGCCTTCGATTTTTGAACCTCAATTAAAAATTCAGGAAATAGATGAACTTCCTGAAGAAAAAGAGGAAACTGAAGAAGTAGTAGAAAATGTAGAAAATGAAGTTCCTGAATCTAAAACAGAGGATAAAGAGGAAACTGTTTCTGAAGCAAGTGAAACTAGCGAAGAAGAAACAGAAGAACCAAATGCTCTTAGAATCTTTGCAGAGATGCAAAGAGATAAAGGATTAATTGACTACAAAGACGACGAATTTGAGGATAATGAAGAATGGCTTTTAAGTAAAGTCTCAGAAACTGTAGATTACAAAGTAGGTGAGTACAAAGATAGTATGCCCGCTGAAATAAGATATTTGTTAGAAAATTATGAAGAGGGAGTACCTTTAAATAATCTTTTAAATATGCAGAGTCAAGAGCAAGTTTATGAGTCTATCTCTCCTGAAGCTTTAGAAAAAAGTGAAGCTTTACAAAAAAATGTAGTTAGAGATCTTTTACTTAAATCTGGATGGTCTGAGGAAAGAGTACAAAAGAAACTACAAAGATATGAAGACGCTGGAGTTTTACATGAAGAAGCAGAGGAAGCTTTATCTTCTTTAGTAGATATTCAAAAACAGCAAAAAGAGCAGTATGTTTTGCAGCAAAAGCAAGAGCAACAACAAAGAATACAAGCTCATGAACAATGGCTTACAGATCTTAAAGATCATATAGGCAAGAAAGAAGAAATTTTACCTGGATTCCAATTATCTCCAAAAGATAAAGATAATTTGTATAAAGGTATAACTAAATTAGACAAGAGCGGAAAAAACGAAATCATGAGATTACGTGAAAAAGATTCTGAGTTTGATTTAAAAATAGCATATTTAGCGACAGTCCTTAAGTGGGATTTTTCAGCGTTTGAACGTCAGTCAACAACTAAATCAACACGGAAGTTGGCAGACGCGATTAAGAGTACGAAAAAAACTGGTTCCAGACCAAGTAGAGGTACTTCAAATAATGTTGATTTTAACACTATGAGAAAATCTCTACGATAGGGAGCTATTTATTTATAAACAACAACAAGTAATAATTTAATTTAATTAAAATGGCAAACACAATTAGTTCATTACAAATGTATGCTCCTAAAAGCTGGTCTGGTCTTACAACTGAGAACCACTTGGGAAGCGTATTTGCACAAGAACCTACACTAGTGTCTAACATCATTAGTAGAGTTTTTGGCCTAAATCAGTACGCTGGTTTAGATTATTTTTTATCAATCGGTGGAGGAGATCAAGAACTTCCAGATGATAATGATTACGAATGGTACTTAAAAGGTGACGACGAAAAAGCTGTTACTATGACAACTTCATTATCAGGAACTCCTGGACAGTACGGAGCAGAAATGTTAATAGGATTTGCAGAAAAGTATTTTGCAGTAACAGATAAATTAGTATTAGATGACGGTGAAACAGCTGTACGTGTTATGCGTGAGCCTTACATGAGCGGTGGATCTTTTATTTACCCTTGTGTGCTTATGGCAGCAGATGCTGATTCTTTTGTAGCTCCTTCATTATTAGTTGCAGGATCTAAAGCGAGTAAAGAATACTCTCCACAAGAAAGAACATTGAACAAGACTTATGGTGAAACAAGCTATACTTCTCCGTTCA